GTCAGCACGCTTGAACATCTTCTGCATACGTTCGAATAAACGCTCACGCATTACAGGGTTTAAGATGTTAGTTTTAGCTAAAGAGTTTAATAAAGACTTTTGTTGGGCTTTACTTAATCCACCTCTAGTAATAAAAGATTTAACCTTTTCTACTACATCTTTTCTGATTTGGTCAGTAGCTTTCTCGGCTCCTTTAGCTGCTTTGGATTCAAGTTTAATTTGGTCTTTAAGTGCAGTCATTTCATTGACTGTAACTTTCTTTTGAGTAGTTTCACCCATTACCTTTTTAACGGGTGGGGCCTTCTTTTCTTTTACACCAAACTTCTTATTGATGTCACGAAGCATTTGCTCACGAGTAACGTCATCCGCTTGCTCGTAAGCGATTGTTTTTTGCATAAATGCAATACCACCTTCGACTGCTTTCTTTAAAGGTCTACCACGCTCCACAGCTTTATTTACAGCATCAATACCTTTTTTTACTGCAGTAGCTTGTTCTGCCTTTTGCTGAGGTGTAATTACCACTTCTTCTTTTACTTCTGTGGTAGGAGTTGGTTCTGTTTTAAGTGATTTAGAGGCGTCAAGAACTAGTATATTTTCAATACCTGACTTTAAATCTTTCTGATCAATATCAGTATATTTTACCGCCTCAAATCCTCTTTCTTTTAATGTGTCAAAAACTCTTTTTATGTCTTCTTCAGAAAATGCCTCATCAAATCTAGGATCAATAAGTTCAAAGAAGTTTCCAAATGAGTCTAACCCCAATTCTTCCATTATATCGAAAGCATCTTGTTCGCTAGCTATTTTATTTTTGTCTAAAAAGAATTTTGATACTTCTCCACCAGACATTTTTGCATACTCGTTCGCTTGACTAGCATCTTCTGATACGTACAAAGGTCTACCCTCCTCTAATGAAGGTAAATCTCCACCATGGAATACTTCAATTGTTTCAGAGGGAGTTGTTACTTCTTCGACTTTAACTTCTTCGGCAGGGACTTTAGGTTCTGCTTGGGGTTCTCTTTTCGCCACTTCTCCGCTAATTCCGGCTTCTGGCTGTACAGGTATTTCACTTGTTGCTTGCTTTTGAATGGCATCTTTTTGTTGTTTAAGGTTATTTTGTTGTTTTAATAAATCATCTAATAATAACTTCTTTGCGTTATCATCCATAGCCGCATCGTCAATAATAGACTTTGCATTATTGTAGTTTTCTTCTAATTTATCGTCAATATCAAATACTTGTTTGATTTGATCGGCAGATAAATTCTCGGCAATCTTTTCATTTTCTGCAATGATAGCGTCATTTTCAGCTACTAATTCATCTATTTTTTTATTAACAATTTCGTTTACACGTGGATCAACATCTTCTCCGTGCTCAAGATTTAGACTTTGAATTGTTTTTAAATTATTGTCAATTTTATTTTTTTGGTCTTTAGGCATAATTTTGCCTGCTACATATTTACGAGCAACACCTGCACCTTGTCCTGCTAAAGATATAGTACCACTCCCTACTAAACCAAGTACAGCACTATTAGCAGATTTTTTTAGTATATCTGAAATATTAAAATCTTCTCCTTTTGTTATTTTATCAGACAACTCTTGTATTAAAGTTGTTGCTCCTTCAGAAACACCTTCTAACCCCATATCTTTAAACACGGATTTGACTATGCCTTCTGAAATAGCTTTAGCAGCTTTAGGTGCACCTATAGCATTACCTATAGCATTACCTAAAATACCTTTAGTAATACCCTCTGTTTTTTGTTCAACGAATCCATAAATACCCGCATTTATAAGATTGCCTATACCTATGTTTCCTTTAGGCTGCTCAAGATCATCTGATCTCTTACCAGCGGCTACCGAAACTCCCAACAATGATGGATTTACTGCATATGCAGCTATGGATGGCAGTGACTCTACAGTGCTTTTTAATCCTTGATAAAGGATTTTTTCAATGGATTCAGCATTTGGATTTTCTTTAAATTTAACTAGTTCATCAACAACATCTACTTGTTGCTGTCTAGTTTTTTTATATATATCCTCTGATTTTTTATTCAGAAAATCTGTTGCCTCTTGAGATGCCTGAGCCGTTCGGCCCATAGGCGTAGTATATGATAAAGAATCCCTTATCTGTTTTTTTACAGAAGAAGGTAATTTATTGAATTCACTTGAACGACCTGTCGCACTAGCAACAATATCTAATGCTGCGTTTTGTGCAAAAGCAGGGATAGAGGCTATATTAGACAGTGTTTTTACACCAGCTCCTTTAAGTGTATTCCAAAGATCATCAATGATACCAATCTCTTCTTTATCTTCTTTTAATTGAGAACCCGATAAAGATTTCGATGGTGCTAATGCAGAACTTGATACCGAAGTAGTGGGTTCTATTTGTTGTGCTTGGACTTTTTTTTTTAAAGGTGCATTCTTTTGTGGTGCACCAACAATTGCCGAGCTAAAATCTATATCTTCTTCTAATTCTGCCATATTAATTTTTTGTCTGGATATTGTTTAATAATTTTAGCTTTTATCTCCTCATCACTTAATCCTGGAGCTTGTTGCCTAGCTCTATTCATATCAAAAGTAATAGATTCTTTTGGTTGAGGTTTTACGCCTATACCTCTAAAATCTGCTTCTTGCATTGCTTCATCATAATCAGCAATTCCTTCTGAAACATTTGATCTTCCTGTAAGATAAGCAAATGCTTGTGGACCTGTCCTAAATTCTTGAATTACTTCAACCTTGTTTTTACCACGAGGGATTCCATATAATATTTTAGATCCATCTGGTCTTTCAGATATGGTTACTTTTCTAGCTCCGTTATCTACAGCAACTTGTTTTACCTCTCCCCATCTAGCTTTACCTCCAGTAGGATCCATAAACTCCATTGCGGCTTTTAATTTACTTAAATTACGCTGAATACGTTTTTCTTCTTTTTGTTCCCAAACAGATGGCTTGTCTGCTTTTTCAGGTCTAACTGGAGCAAAACCAGCAGTCTCACTTTCTTTCTGTCCAACACCTACTTCAATTTGGTTACGAACATAAGACTGTGCTGCTTCTTTCTGAGCTTTAGTAGGAACAGGAGTAAGTACTCCGTTTATACGTTGCATTGAAATAATATTCTCCTCTTTAACACCGCTAGCAATTAATTGTTTTTTCTTATCCTCAGTAGCCACTTGGTATCCTCCTGCGTAATCAGCTAAAACACTAGCTACATCAAAAGGAGTTACTGTCATTGCATTTACTTGAGCATCAAGTGCGGTTTTGTAAGAAGGATTTTGACGAGCATTTTCAACTAACTCAACTCTTCCTCCACCTAAATTTTTTGCAATTCCATAATCAGCTACACGCTTTAAGAATGATGTTACACCATTATTTAAATCAACCTTCTTATCAATGATATTATATTGATTTACGGCTTCTGTTGGGCTATATACTTTACTAGTAGAATCAACTTTTCCTGTAGTAGGATTAGCCTTAACACCATACATGCGTAAAGTATCTGGGTTTGCCATAAGTTGACCATCCTTAATATCTAGTAAGCTACCGTATTCCTCAGAACGATATCTTCCAACTGCAGACATTTCTCCACTTGCATTCATTTTCTGAATGCTTTCCATAATACCTGCGTTATTCTTTAGAGCTTTTGATATATTACCCCAATCTGTTGAAAGTGTATTTTTCTTTAGCTTATAATCAGCCATAGTTATAGCACCACTCTTCAATAAGTCATATTGAGTTTTAAGTGCATTGCGAGCCACATCAACACCTTTGTATAAATATTCATTTATAGTTTGGTTTGTTGTGCTCTCGTACTCTCCAATTTTTTGAAATGTGGTAGCAAAGTCATCCTCAATTACTTGACGCTTCTCTTCTCTATCTTTCTTTACCTCATTGTATTGGTTAAATAATTGCGTACCAACCTTACCCCAATCTGTTGGAGGTACTTGATTGCCTACATATCCTGCGAATTCTGCCATGTGTTTTATAATTGTCTAGTCCAACCTAATCCAGGTCCAACAAAATCGTAGTTTATGTCAAATATACCTTGTGCTGCCCTAAGATTAGCCATGTAGTCATTTTGCTGTTGTGCTTCATATCCTGCTCTAGCGTTATCATAATAACCCATTGGAAGAGCAGTTAACGATGGAGTCAATGCTGTCATGCCTAATGCTGCAGCATCTTGATTAGGAACTGAATTTATCTGTCCCCTCATTTGTTGCAACTGTGGAGCAAATGCTTGTTGTGCTTTAGCTTGAATTTGATCTCCAGTTAAAGCACCTGATTTGGTTCCTTTTGCTGCGTCAAATAAAGGTTTGTTAGCTAAACTTTGTGCCATTATATTTCCTGCTGTTTGAGCTAATCCTTGAATACCAGCATTGATTTGGCTTTGACCATAAGCTGCTGCATTTTGAGCACCCATTAATCTTTGTTGTTCTAACTCTGTTTGACGAGCTAAGTTTCTTTGCTCAACTCCTTGAGCATTTTGTGCTTGAGCTAAATCACGAGCATACTGAGCTTGTTGAGCTTGAGCAGCCAAAGCTAAGTCTTCTTGTTGACCTTGTTGATTTAAAGCAGTAAGACCACCTAATACTCCAGCAGCCCCAATATCTTGAAGACCTTGTAATTGTTGTGCTTGACGTGCTTGAACATTTTGTTGAGCCATCTCTAATCCAAGGGTAGGTACTTGTAAGTTTCTAAACTTATCTGCCTCTTGCATTTGAACTATTGACTGAGCAGCTTTAGCCGCTGCTTGCTGTGCCTCACCTTTTGCATTTGAGCCTTGGATAATATTCATCGCAGATCCACCTGCGGCAATACCTCCTAAAATTATTGTTGATGCTGTTGGCATATTATAACTGTTTTATCATTTCTGTGCAATTTGTGGTAACTTTTTGGAAACCACAATTCTCATATTTATTAATCAAGCCTTCGTTAGTAAGACAAGTCCAAACAGCTTTATGCCCTGCATCTTTACAAGCCTGCGATATTGCTTCAATTAATAACTCAATGGCTTCGTGTCTATCCTTATCCTTATATTCAAAATTAGATACTATAAACTCACAAAATGCGATTCCTGAATTAGTGAAATATGCAAAACCTGCACAGATATCCACGTCTCCTTTTGAAACCATAAAACCACCTAATCCATTGTTGGGTAGCATTTCTTTTGGAGGGGCTTGCCATCTCCAATCTTTCCACCATTTTACCAATGTATTATCGTAGTCACTTTCGTTTAGTAACCTAATATTAAATTTCATTCTACAAATATAATTAAATTATCAAGGATAACTCTTGAATACGTCAGAAGTTACCATATACATTTCTGTGTAATCTGTATCGTTATTTGTAAACTCTACGCTCAAGTAAGTTCCTCTTGTTGGGCTAGACTCGGCTACCGGGCTCTTTTCATAAAGAATAAAGCTACCATTTGTTGGTGCGGTGCCAGTCACACTCACGGTTACTGTAGTCGCAGTGTGTGCAGTAATTGTTCCAATTAACGTAAGTACGCCTGAGTTAACCCAATAAAGTGCGTCTCCTGTGCTAATTATGTCACCGATATTAAACGCAAATGTAAGTACGCCTGTTGCATATGTTGTCACGTTCCCTATGCCTTGCACAGATGTCATAGACACATCGCTATGTGTGGCTTCGTTACGTCTGATATAAGCATACCAAGTGCCCTCTTTTAACGCATACCAATCTGCATCGATATACCCTTCTCCTTGGTCAGCTAATATAGCTGTATCCCAAGCAGTCGTTGAGTTAGTGGCTATGGTTTTAAATGACTTTGTTTGAGAAGGCTCGTTATTAAATATGGTTGTTATTTTAGAAGGATACAATGTTCCGTAGTAACTATTTCTAGTTTCATTCGAATTATGCTTATATAAATTACCGTCCTTGAATGTGTACAAATAATTATTCATAGACACCATCCACTCTGGTAAGTAAGAGTGGTATGATGTCCATCCTGATAATCTCGGAGAATATGTTATTGTATAGTTAGCCATATGCTTACAAATTTACTTATTTTAATATTACGGACAACTATAGAACGAAGTTATTTGAATTGAACCATTGTAACCTGAAGGAGGTGAATATTGAGACACCGTCGATCCTGTATAAGTATAGAATGTTTCAACAGGGTAAGGTAGTACATATCTTCTTCCTACTGATCCTGGAGCAATTGTAGTGAAAGCATATCCTGTTCCAGGGGAGCATTCAGAAAGCTCATAATAAGTAGTTGGGCTAGGGCATCCAGTTAATCCTGTTGAAGTAATTGAAAGCAATGTTCCTCCTGGATTGTAATTAATAATACCATCTACGATATATGTATTATCTCCAGAAGTAACTCTATCATTTAGGTTAAATGTATTTTCAGCGTAAACCTCAGAGTTGGCTGATGATCCATCAGAACATTTGTACAATACATACCATTCATATACAGGGCCACTAGGACATCCGTATTCGCCTGTTGATGTAATAGGTAATAATGTGCCTACTGGTTCTGTGTGCACTACACCTGTTACAGTTAATACAGATTCTCCTGATGTTACTCTGTCATTTTCAAAAAATGTATTTTCTGCATATTGCTCAGAATAACTTGTTTCTGATGTATCACAATCCAATAACTCGTACCAATCATATACTACTGGCTTCGTAGCTTGTGTAACTGCTATAACAATATCATCTGTACATCCTGATACTGTAATATTTAAATTTCTTGGAGCCCCTAAGTTTTCTAAAACCTCCACATAAATAAGTTGATTATTTGACCCAAACCTATCGCTTATAGTCAACCAATCATTAGTAGGCACCGTCACCTCCCAGTTTGTATTAGACTCAATGTAGAATGATTTCTTTTGCACAGTACCATCAAACGTTAAAGTTGTTGGCGTTACTGAAATTGAGCAAGTTTTAATCTTTCTGTCATTATCTACAGTTAACACATAATGCTCAAAATACGGATCCATCATACCAATCTTTACTGTATTGGTATCTAGGTTTGCCTTAAACCAGTTCTTCATGCCTTGAGATGATATTTCAAACAACCCATTAGGTTGTAATGCCATAACAGCACCACGTCTAGCGTCAGTAAAGAACAAGTCATTCCCCCACTTAGTGAAACTTTCTGGGTTTAAACTGATACCATATTCTCCTTCATAAGAAATCTGAGTACCCAATACCTCAGGAATAGATGCAACTACGCCTCCACCTGTTGAGTCACTTAATAAGTTCTTACCATAAAGAACTTTAGATATCTTATTCTCTTGCAATACAACTAAATCTGTATCACGAGAGTATAATTTTTGGATTGAACCAAAGAACCTATCTAAGTATTTAAAGTTTCCAAGTGATAAGTTAAACTCGTTCAATCTGTTAATTGCAGATGTCTGAGTATAAATACCGCTATAAGTTAACGCTTGAACAAGAGTTTGTTGCTCGTATCCTTCGACAGTTGAATTAGCACGTGGACTAAACTGCATCGTTGCAGAGTTCCAGTCATCTCTAATTCTAAAACTCTCAACCCCATTACCGAATGAGAATGCATTAAAGTCTGAATTAAAGTCAAACGTATTTAAATCTATTATCGCCGGAGAGCCCAATGCAATATCCTGATTGTCAACATTTCCATAGTGATTGCCATCGATAATAGGATACGTTTGTGAAAGCTCATAGTATATATCTTGGTTGGTGTCTACAGGAACTGTTTCAAACAAAGATGGGAACTCTGACTGCTGTAATGAAAACTGTGTATCAATAGCAGGCGTATCTCCTCCTTGGAATGAATAAAAATACATATATATAGGATACGACAAGGTCGTAGGAGCAATGGTTGACCCTTGTGATATAAGACCTGGTCTTCCAGTGGAAACTAATACTCCACGTCTAAAACAAACATTCTTAGGTCCAACACTTTGGTCTGATTCATCTAAAGCAATCCATTTTTGGTATGCTCCATCTTCAATGAACCACTCTTCAATGTTTACATAATCTTTTGTTGATACAAATGTTTGGGTAATCCATTGGTCTGTGCCATTGGTCTCTTTATATTTAAACGTCAAGATAGCACCAGCATTAACCGGCCTGTCTTGATTATCTGCTGGAGACGGACTCCAATTGTCTAACGTAAAGAATACGCCAGGAACAGGAGTGCTATGGTCAATAAGACCACCAAATATATTCAAACATACATCTTCTAGGTTACCACGACAGTTAACTACCCAATAATCTTTTGTAGTATGCCCTGTATTTGATAGGAATCTAATAGAGCAAGTGCTACCTGAGTAAGTTAAAGTTTGGTCCGCAGCAGAGTTAATGGCAATACCACTAGCAACTAATACCTTATAGTTTGCATCATAAGAAACATAATACTTAAATGTATCAGCAGCACCTCCAGTAGAATCAATCTCTACATAGAATCTAGCGTCATTTGAACCAGTGTAAGCGTTACTTGCTCCGGTAATCATGTCATTAATACCAACACCATAAAATATAGCTTGCTCAGCTACATTAAATCTATTTGTAACTAATGTACTAGCTGGATCTACTCCACCTCCCACATTGTAATCGTAGAAATATGTAACAGGAGGTAATACAGTTGACTCTATTTTTATTCTAAAATATACACCTGCAGGTTGATTAGACTCTGCACTATTTAAGAAGTTAGCGTTCTTTGACTCAATGTCCAATATTTTATACTGAACATTTGTGTTAGTTGTTGCACTTTTTAAATATACATATGAGCCAACAGCTATTTTATCTTGGTCTGCTTGGTTAATTAAAAACCACTTAAACTGACCGTCCTCAAAATAAGTTAATGGGAATACGTTGTAGTACTCTTGCTTATCTTGCTTAATTACAAAACGATAGTGTGTAGCAAAAGAAGGTGGCTGATATGTGCCGTCAATAGTTACACGAATATTATTGCCATCAATAGCGTTTGATGCAGGAATATATATTGTATTAGTATTATCTGTTGGTGTAATTACAGTAGTTGTTCTGCCGTAGTCATCTAAGTAAACAATACCAATCTCATAATCTCTATTACTTTTAAATGTAGGAGTAGGCGTGCCACTTACTATAGAATTAGATAATAGTGACAAAGAGAAAGCTGGATTAATAGGTTCCTTGTTATCCTTTAATAAATCAAAGAATTGAGTATAGTTACCATAAACCAATCTACTTCCAATAAGCTCTTGTGATTTAGCTTTGATAGGTACATTATCGAACAATCTATTTACTTGCTCAACTGGCAATAGTGTAAATACTTTGTTGTTCTTAAATGTGAATACGTAATCTGTATCATCATCGTAATTATTAAGCTCTTTAACTAAGCTATCAATTACATATGTGTTAGCACTTTGCGTATCTCTAAATACTAACTGAATCTCTTTTACATTTTTTGATCCTGAATTAAAAGTTATATCTGCTGTGTTAAAGTTATTAACCATAGATACGTTCTCTGATACACCATAATCATATGCATATTCTTTTGGAAAGAATGCTACAGGTGAGAATGGGGACAAAGCACTATACTCGTTGTCTAAATATTTATATCTGTAAGAGAAGTAAAGAAATTTATTCTCTAAATTGTTAGCCTCACCCTGTGAATACAAGTTAATTGTCGGCGCAGCCAAAGGTGGTGCTAAGATAACATTAATATCAGCCTCAGTAAAACCATCTACATCATAATTCTTCGCACGATCAATATTAATTCTGCGTGGAGGATTTAGATTATCAGTCCAGAAAAGAAGTCCGTTGATGTAGTTTATGCCTGTAACAAAATAATCCTTGTTAAAGCCAAGCAATGAAGTCGTAGTGGGTGTTTTAGTTGCACGAAGAACAGGAGTTAATATGTCTGTATCTTCATTATACTCGTAAACAGCATCTAAATAATCAGATGCAACTAACCAATAAATAGAATTGTCTGCATCATAAGCAAGTGAACCAATACAAGTTGCATTGGTTAACTCTAAATCAACTCCCTTCAATACGTTACCTAAATAGTTTTGTGCTACCCCATTACGTGAACCATCTTCCTCGACAAAAGCTCCGTCAGAATCGCCCACGATAATATTAAGTGCATCTCTATATGCGCCATCAGGTAAAAAGTGAGGGTCAAGATCTTTATTCATGACCCCCGAAAGGAAATTTCTTTGAAGTTCTATCATTTACTTAATCCACTTAGATTGGCCTCTCATACTCATTAGCAAGCGACCTGGGTGTAAATTACTTAATCTAATCTTTGCGTTTCTCCAATTAGAAACTTTTTCTTTGCGAGCTCTATTAATAACATACTCAGGCTGATTTGCCTTTGTGTTTAAGATAGCCCACTTAATGTATGAATAAATATACTCTTCTGCTAACTTAGGAATAGTAATCTGAGCGTCGTCACCTGGATACAATCCATCTGAAATATATTCTAATACAACAGAACGATTGAACATACCTGAGCTAAAGTTAATAACTCCTGCAGCCTTGTCTACTCTAAATGTAGGGTTTACGTTTGCTACTTCAGTATTCAATCCGTAAGCAGCACCGAATCCCCAAGTGAAATACCAAAGACCATCTACATACCAACCCCACTGATTATTGAATGGGCATAGCATATAGTTCTCTCCATCAATACGAGATAAGTCTAGTTTAGATGTTCCCTGCAATGCATTACCTTGGTCATCGAATAAAATCTGATACTCGTCATCCTGCAAGAATTCAATAGATGAATTAGCTTGAGGATTCTCAGTCATTGGGTATAAGTTGCCACCCCAGAATAAAGATACACGAACATAGTTCACGTAATCAGGAGGCAAGATAAACTTAAGGTCGTGTCCAACTTCTAACTGCAAAGCATTAATCTGACGATTACCATCGTAGTTTAATTCTTGTACAGCTCTTTTTGCGTGGAATAATACCTTGTATCTGTTGATGTTATTCAACAAATCGCCATCATCTGTATACATTAAGATGAAGTTGTTTACAACATCGCCTAATGTTACATTCTGATACGTGCCCCAATTGGCATCAGTGGGTGTTACCCCATCATTGGTATAATATTTCTCCTGATTCATTATTATTGTTTTTGATCAGTGTATGCTTCTTCTGCTCTTGCCGCTTGAACCACATCCATTTCTCTAATGTTAACACCTGCATATTCACAAATCTTAACGACTAACTTAGGGAAGTCAGATATAGCCAACTCGAAATCTTGGTAGTCATTAGCCGATTGATTAAACAAAGGGCTACCGTTAACTACTGTATAAGTCCATTTAGGATCTAACGGATATCTAACGTAATAGATATTGATGTTATCCGTAATGGTATTCGGATACACAGATACTTGATTACCTTGCATAACATACGTAGGGTATGTTTCTGTAGGTGCCGTTAAATTGGAATTAAGCAAATAATATAATTTACCTTGGTCCACATGAGTAACCTCTTTACCATTATAGTATAATACATTTAATAAGAAAAAGTTTGCAGGTAAGTCGAATCTACTATCTCCTGAATTGTATACTAAGTCTTCGTTCTTAGAGAAATAGTCAATAGTTTGGTCTATTTGCTTAGTGATATCGGAGTACCCACTGGTCTCCATACCCTTCATATCTTTTATCTTAGCCTGCTGAAAGTCAAAGAAGTATTGTTGGAACAATTCTAACTGAGCTTGCTTTGCAAAGCTGTTGAATTCTTCTGGTGTAATAAACCCATTATTATCCTTATTGATAATATTTAGGACAGTATTTCGTACGGAATTTATCATAATGACAAAGATAATAAAAAAAGGGCACTAGATGTGCCCTCTTAATTTAGCGATATTTTTTAGATAGTAACTCGTAGACATCTAAACCATCATTGCTTTGTAGCCACGACACGAGTAGTTTGGCAGGGTCTTCTCCAAATGGAACACCCATTAACTTATTCTTATTGTCAGGCAGGTTAAAGAAGATGTCTCGTTTCTTATTTTTCAATACGAACGTACCATCTTGCAATGCCTTAGCTGCGATATCATTCAACTTAAGCTCAGGGTCATTTAACATATTCATGAAGTCGTAAGGATGGTTACGTGCATATAAAATTAAGTCACGTCTCAATTCCTCTGTAGTTAAACGATCAACACGAGCACCTAATAGTACACGTCCTAATGCATCAGCTGTATTGATATCTAAATCACGTGCAGCAAGTTGTGCATCCAATTGAGAGTACATAACCTCAATCTGATTGTTTGCATCTCTCTGAGTATCAACCTCTTCGAACAACACACCATTATCTGGGTGTAATTCTAAAAATTGTTGTAATACTTGGTTGTATTTGTTAACAGCTAATAAACCATCTTCAAAAATGATTGGCTCTAAAATAAAGTTACCGTCTTGCTCATCTTCAAATGGAGACTTCTGGTTAACTGCATAACGTAAAGCTCTGTTAAGACCTTTTGAAGCGTCAAAGTGTAGTAATGATTTGTTTCTAGTATTTCTACTAGCAAGCATAAAGCTGATAGGGAATGTTTTTCTTTTAAGGACATAGATCTTGTCCTTTAATTCTTTCTGAGTTGACATTATATTTGATTTTAAAATTTAAACAAATTAAATAAGGGGAGACCGAAGCCTCCCCCTAAGTTTACTAGTTCTCGAACAAGAAGAAGTTATTCGCACCAAGAGTACATAATGCACGCTCAGATAAGAAGTTAACCTCCATTGCATCTAATGAACTTGTTTGAGCACCACCAGCAGAACCAGTGATCCAAGTTTTGTAACGACGATCTTCAGTTTCAGAAGCACGGTAACGTACGTGTAAGAACGGACGCTTAGCATTCTTTCCTAAGATTTGATCGTATACGTTAGTAGAACCTGCAGGTACCAAGATACCGTTGATTGCTCCACCTACGATTCCACCACGAGTAGTTGCATCGTTTAAGTATTTCCAGTCAGTCTTGTAGAAATCGTATCCACGCTTAAAGCCTGTGAAACCTAAGTTTAACGCCATTTGCTCGCTATTGTCGAATAAACCGTAAGAAGTACCACCTGAACCATAAGAGTTTTGAGATGCCAACATATCGTCGATATCAAAACCAAACTTACGGTTTAAGAAGATAACATTCTCTTGGATTGCTCCTTGCTTATCAAGACGTTGGATGATAGAATCGAAGTCAGACAAAGTAGTTGGGTTACCACCTGCCCATACGTTTCCACGCTCAGCAACAGCATTGAATAAACCTTGAGTACCAGCAGCGCCAGGTTGTACTTGAGAAGAAGCTACAGTTAAGTAAGTAGCAGCAGCTGAACCAGCTTCTGCAGGAACACCTTCAACCATTGACATCTCTAAGTAATCTTCGAAACGTAAACGAGTCTCGTGCTCAGACTTGATGTACCATAAGTAACCAGTAGCACCATTCTCAGAAGTCACTTCAACCCATCCGA